TAAAACCGGTAAGCCGTGTGTTTTGTATAGCAGTGATATTACACATCCATGTGAATTATATGACCATGATTTATGTTTACAAAAAAATTTCCGAATCGTTATGAATCTGCAAGGTTATATAAATATTGATATTGAGGATAGTATGTCAAATGGAGATGCATGGAAAAACGTGTATGGAAATGCAAAATATGTTGATATTATTAAAGAATATTTACAAGGGTCTTGTATATCAAGTACAAGAATTAGTGAATCTAATTATAAATATATAAATAACATTTATTCTTTGCGTATACCACAGAATACTTTATTTGGATTACCCCAGATAGCATTATGTCCTTTGAAAAATCATTTATTTGATGAACCACATAAATATATTTATGAAAAATTTCTTCCAAAAAACTTGAAACGAAAAGCATTTATGGAAAAATTTATATTTAAAAATTTTAATTATTATATGGTGGATTCTTGTCCAATTGAAGAAATTGAACAAACACTTGATACGCTCAAAAACGACATTGTCCAAAATCGCCAGTATCATTTATTTTATTTGTTGAATACCTACAAAGACCCCAGTTTTATACATTGGAAGAATGTAGGTCCCATTACTACAGAAGATGTTGATTATTTATTTACTTATAATAATAACACTGTTGGATGTGTATTTGAGACTGTATCATTTGGTTCTTTATCCGGTGGTAAAACGTGTAAAATAAGAAAACGTAAAACTACTACACGAAAACGTATAAAAAACAAAGATACAACACAATTTGTATTTACACGAACTAGTTTTGGTATGCCAATTATGTATAGGAGACCAAGGAACCTTAAATCGTCTGACAGTTCCATCCGGTGCGACGCTTCTTAAAGGTTTCCCTTACTTACGTTCCCTTTATAAAAATCAAATAAATTCTTATTTTAAAATCGCCAATGATTAAATCCAGCATTGATACAACCAACGTGGATGCAAAGACATTTCATAGAATGCTTTTTATTTTCAATTGTGTAGAGAAAGGGTGGAATGTGAAGAAACGCGATGGCAAGTACATTTTCCAAAAATCGCATGATGGGAAGAGAGAAGTTTTCATGGAAGACTATTTAGAAAAATTCATTGCTGAAAACTCATCTTTATAAAATCGAACACTATATAAATGCCTTTTATCAATTCTTATAGCAAAGCGATGAGTATTTTGTCCGAAATTGGTAACGGAAGACCGATGCAAAAGTGTTTGGATCCGCAATTTAAAGTATGCATTGAAAACCAAGACCAATCCCTTGAAATTGACTTCAGAGACCCGGCGCAAATTGACCCAGAAAATAGAGTTGGTTTCCAGTGTAAATAAATTTAGCAAAACACTGAAAAAATACAAAATGCGAAAATCGCCACCCTACCCTGCAAACCAAAATTGTGGTAAAAAAATGAAAGGCAAAGACGGCAATATGTACGAATCTGTGCCAAATAAAAACGGGATTTGTTCTTGGAAACCAATTATGGAGTAACCAATCTCTCAAACTGTTTTGAAATCTCCCTTTCCAATTGGGGCAATCTTGTGTATAACATCGGGTTCTTGCCGTTCTCATATTTATTGGGGTTAAACTTAATAACTATGTCTTGATAAGAAATATTCGAAACCCCATAATTTACGGTAAGCATGAATCCATTGATTTGGATTTGGCTGAATCCAGGTCCATGCACAAATCCATCAAACTTGGAATCGATGAATTTTTGGATGATTATCTCTTTCGATTTATACACGGTCTGGAGAGAAAGCGGGTCCAAAGGGTACAATTTGACGTAACAGTGGGTGCAATACCCTTTGTACCTCCGTAACGCATTCTTTCCAGAACATTGTGTGCATCCCTTAACCACAGCATCGGTTGGTAACCCCGGTTCCAAAGTCCTTACATTTTTCGAATCGGGTTCTCTGTGCATCGAACAAAAAAGAGGTTTTCCAAAACAACATCCATAAACGGCTGGGTTCCGACAAGTATCTTTTTTGCAAATGACCGGCATATAAAAAGGATCCATAAAATTTATCCCCTAAATGTCGCACCAAGGGTGAAACTGTGAAACCGGCTGCCTACATGGGCAACCCATATCTTGAAAACCTGTCTTCTATATTATTGTAAGGGAAGGATTTGATCGAAACCGTCGGTTTCCTTTGAATGTAGAGAAAATCGGCTAAAAATGGGTTTATACGCTCAGATTTAGGAGAAATTATGTTTTTAAATTATATAAAAAAGATGGGAGGAGCCTTAATGCAATTAGTCGCCTACGGCGCACAAGATGTTTTCCTTACTGGAAACCCCGAGATTACTTTCTGGAAGGTGTCGTACAGACGCCACACCAACTTCGCGATGGAGTCCATCGAGCAAACTTTCAACGGCCAGGCCGATTTCGGTCGCCGTGTGAGTTGCACCATCTCCAGAAACGGAGATCTTGCCTACCGCACCTATGTCCAGGTTACTCTCCCCGAGATTAACCAGTCCATGAAGGGCACAAGTGGCGATGTCTATGCCCGTTGGCTAGACTACCCCGGTGAGCAGCTCATTGCTCAGGTTGAGGTTGAGATTGGAGGCCAGAGAATTGACCGCCAATATGGTGACTGGATGCACATCTGGAACCAGCTCACCTTGTCTGCCGAGCAGCAGGCTGGTTACTACAAGATGATTGGCCACACCACTCAGCTTACCTACATCACTGACCCCGCTTTCGCTGACATCAACGGTCCTTGCGCTTCCACTGGAGGCCCCGGCCAGGTTTGTGCTCCCAGAAAGGCTCTCCCTGAGACCACCTTGTACATTCCCCTCCTCTTCTGGTTTTGCAGAAACCCCGGTCTTGCTCTTCCCCTCGTTGCTCTCCAGTACCACGAGGTCAAGATCAACATTGATTTCAGACCCATTGGTGAGTGCTTGTGGGCCGTCAAGGATTTGACTTCCATCTCTTCCTCTTCTTCCCAGGCTGTCACCACTGCTTACCAGCAGTCCCTTGTTGCCGCTTCTATCTACGTTGATTTCATCTTCTTGGATACCGATGAGCGCAGAAAGATGGCCCAGAACCCCCACGAGTACCTCATTGAGCAGCTCCAATACACCGGCGACGAGTCGGTTGGTTCTTCCTCCAATAAGATCAAGATCAACTTCAACCATCCTTGCAAGGAGCTCATCTGGGTTGTCCAGCCCGATGCCAACGTTGATTATTGTGCCTCCCTCGAGGGCAACAGTACCTTGTTCAAGGTCCTCGGCGCCCAGCCCTTCAACTACACCGATGCCATTGATGCTCTCCCTCCCTCGATCCACGTCTTCGGAGGCCCCACTGAGACCTCTGGTGCCAACGCCTTCATCTCTGGAGGTGTCTTCCAGATGGCCGGTGCCACCGATGCCGTCTCTGGCGGTGCGATGAATAGTAACCAGGACTGGCACGCCACTTCCGGTGTCTTCAACCAGGACGGCTCTGCCCCCAACGGCTCTGCCCTCTCTGATGCCGGCACCTTCGTTCTTTCGGAGACTGCCCTCCACTTGCACTGCTGGGGTGAGAACCCCGTCGTCACCGCTAAGCTCCAGCTTAACGGACAAGACCGTATCTCCGAGAGAGAGGGTTCTTACTTCGACGTTGTTCAGCCCTTCCAGCACCACACTCGTGCCCCTGATACCGGCATCAACGTGTATTCTTTCGCTTTGAGGCCTGAGGAGCACCAGCCCAGCGGCAGTTGCAACTTCTCCAGAATCGATAACGCCACACTCCAGTTGGTGCTGTCATCTGGAACCGTTGCTGGTACCGCGACTGCCAAGGTCAGAGTATATGCTTACTCTTACAACGTACTAAGGGTGATGGCCGGCATGTGCGGTGTAGCCTATAGTAGTTAACAAAATTGCAGCATGTTATGCAGTGGCAATTTTGTCATGGATATCAAAAATATGCACATCCTTTAAAAATTTAATAAAAAATCAAAATCAAAAGTTTTTTATTAAATGTTTTTACAAATTACTCGTTTGTTAAACCATTATCAACTTCCTTCTTTTTACGTCGTTGTTCTGCAATTTTTTGTGCGTGCATACGTTTATATTCTTCATCTGCATATTTTTCTCGCATGTTTTTGCGTCGTTCTTCTCTTTTTTTTGTTGATATTTTATGCATTTCATCTC